GTATCTAACTCTCCTTTAAGTTTAGATGTCAATTCCTTTTCTTTTTCCTCTGAAGACAGTAGAGCCATTTTCTCTGTTTCTTCACGAACTTCTTTAATCTTTGCGTCTATCTCTTTTTGAGATTTGAGATGTTCCCTTTCGAGCCTCTCCTTTAGAGCACGATCAAACTGTTCTTGAGTTAAAAGTTTTTCCTCCGCTTTGCCCTCTATAACTGGTGTTTCTGGAGTTTCTACACCAAGAGTGGTCTTTTGTTCATCTGACATAATGTCATTTGATTAAATTATCAGTACTACGCTCTGCAGCTGTATCCATATTTAATAGTAACATAAAAGTAACATATACAACAAGGGAAAGGATAAAAAGAAAACTAAAGAGGGGGTATCATGTATGACGGACAAAGTGTCCAGACGTATGATTTATTTTGACCCCCTCAATAGGTATTACATGAACTGTAGGACAGAATAACCCAAATTGGTTATCCTATCGTCTGGCAATAAAACTATCCCCCTTGTTGAGTTCTCTAAATGCGGAGATTGTGTAGTGATGATACTCTCACCTATCAATGTTCCAATCTCTCCTGTTAAGGTTATCCGTACATTACGATATTTCCCCTCTGGCCAGAAAACGTAGCATAATGGGTGTCGCTGTCCCCGAAATAACACGCCATTGAGTGCCACGTCAAACTCTTCTTTGGATAGCCCCACATAGCTTTTCAATTCTGCTATGTAACGAAAGTCAATATTGCGATACTTTTTATTCGCCTTGATTTTCATTTATGCCTCCATGTATACCTAGTTTTTAACGAACATAGTCTTAAAGACTAAATAGAGATGTTTTGAATTCGCCTTGCAAGGATTAGAGCCACCTCAATATGTCAAAACACCCCTATTCAATTTTTAAGAACAACCCCTTGTAAGTCATCCGACAAATTGGGTTTAAGAACTAATTAGTGATGGGTATTGGAAAGATATAACCACCACTATCAGGCCTTAACTTTGTTGCAAAACTGTCCCAGACGGCCACATCTTAAATGTTTTTCTATCTCTAAACTCTGCCTGTTTCCCTGGATTCCATTGGCTAACTGGTCTTATATATCCTACTACCCTAGAATATACCTCACATAATTGTCGTTTTATTCTCATTTTGCTATCTCCTTAATTATATCAGATACAGCCGTTGGCTTTTTAGACTTCAACTTCCCTGTAAGATAAGGTTCAATCCTTTCTCTGGCACTTTCTAAACTCCAAAAGGCTTCAACTTCTTTTCTGTAAGGGTGTAATACTAGCCATACCGCACCAACCGTGGATTCGTTCGATTGATCCTTCTTACCATACCCTTTCTTTGCACTGTATGAATCAGTTAGTTTGTATGGGCCACCTGCAACAAAGGTCTGCATTTTAGAACCCTCTCCTGCGATAGATACTGACTGTTGAGATAATGCTTTCTTGTGGTTATGGAAACCTGCATATATATCAGCCCCTTGTCTTCCGAATTTACTCTCTCTGTTTTCTGGATGACTATCGTTATATATAGAATTCCCTGGTAATTGGTGAGCACATACTATTCTGTAAACAACATCCCCTACTTTAAGCATGATTACACTTGAACCCCTCATTAAAGGTGTCTTATATCGTTCTCTGAAGCTATTGTATAGAGTTGGGCCACTCTTCTCACTCCACATATCATGATCACCCTGTAGGGCCGCTAATATACTTCCCTTGCCTAACATATCAAACATCTTGAGAGCCATTGTAGTCTCTTCTGTGAATGAGGCTATCTTGTCATCTTGTGCGGGATTGAACGCAGCACCGTCCACTACATCTCCACCAAGTATTGTATAGCACTTTGGATTCTCTGCTATGAAGTGTACATCTCTTCTCAACATCTCATAATCAACTTCCTTCCCCGCCATGTGCTGGTCTCCAAACAAGCCAATCACAATAGGGGTGTCAGATTTTATTTCTATCTCTATACTGTCGGGAATACCCTCAATCTCTCTTCGGGCTTCTCTTCTTCTTATCATCTCGTCCATCATCTGATCGAATGTAACTTCCTTGTACGGGTCTTCTTTGTATATAGGTTCACTCTTATCCATACTCTCATAAACCATTTCATTAACACTCTTGAAATCTCCCTTGCTATTAATAATTAATCCTTCTTGATTAGGCATTCTTTTTGCTACTGAATTTATATGGTGGATGGTCTGCAAATAGTCTTCGTTTTATTCTTAATATTGTAGAATCAGACGGTGCGTTCATATACCCAGAATAGTTCATAATATATTCTGTGGCATAACCCAATTTAACCCAAACACACCATACGAGCCTTTGCTCATCTTGGCGTAAAGTAGGAAATTCATCGACTAACTCACGGATAATTTTGTATAAACCTGACCTTGGACAGTAGGTTTTCACTTTATTCCCCTAAAAACTTAAATGTTTTCTTCTTTTTAGGTTTAACTTCGAGTTGTTTAACTCTCTGGTCTATATTCTCTAGTCTATTACTTATCTCCTTAATGTCAATGGCTACATTTATCCTTTCTTTAAGGGATAATTTGTTAAATCTCCTGTTAATCAGTATAGTTTCTTTAAGCTCTTCGTTCTCTTGCTCTAGTGTATCAATCTTGTTCCTTTGTTTAACAGTCTTTTCTTCAAGATCAAACATTGTTCGGGTAATAAGATTAACTATATTCACCGTTACCAACAGTTAGGGTAACACTTGTTACATACACTACTTGTTACGCTTCCAACCATCCGATACAAGACCTCCGATGTTGGCTTCATAAATTTCTTTGAACATATCGGTTGTCTCTGGATTGAGTACATCTTCCTTTTTAGGTTGTGGAGTAGGGGCTTTCTCAACTTCTCTCGCTTTTACTTCGTTATCAAACACGATTTGCGTTCCCGATCTACAATTAGGATGTAATGGAGGAAAGTTCTCACCAACTGTGGCATCTTCTACCCTGTACACCTTACCATCGTGTTCCTCGCATATATTGGAAGTTCTATTATCCATAACAGCGTCAAACTTATAGAATCTAATGCCCTCGTCTCTGTAGCTTTGTAGTTCCCCTTGATTCTGAAAGTAATCGGTTTCTGTTCTGATTAACCTAGTAGCATTAAACTTTCCAACATCCATTCGCTCTTGTATCATTCTGATCATTTTATCCTGTGATATACCTGTGGTTAGTCCCGCTCCTAGAACCTCTTGTAAGTTCATTGATAATCTTGAAGTATTAGTCCATATCCTCGTTGAATAATTACCACCTTCCCATTGGTTAGCCAATATCTCCTTGATACCCCTGTCGTCTATAGTAGAAAACCCGCTACTAGCTCCCATCTGCAATCTAATATCTTCTCTTTGGGAATTGTAAGCGTCAAAGACTATCCTCGCATACGCCCCTGTGGTGGTGTTTATTTCCTTTGGGGCTATACGCTGTATCTGCCAGTATACCTGCTGTTTGAGAGCCTCTAGGCGTGTCAAACGGGCTATGTAGTTCTTATCATAGATGTCAGATACATTGAATCCCAACGCCCTCATATCAGCCTGAATGTTTTTGATAAAATTACTCTTGTCAGCACCAGATAGAACCCTGCTTAATTCACCAACATCTAATCCAACCTTATTGGCGTAGTTTACATATATACTGTTGATCTCTTTATTAATGTTTCGCAGTGCAAGGTCATACATAGGCAATACCTTGTTCATTGCAGCTAATCCTAGCCTTTCACTGTGTAACAGTCTTCTGCTTTGTCTATCTGACCAATAACTCATATATGAAAGAATAACCAAATAAATACACTACCTAGTAATAAACAAATCTGTTTTGCGAATAAAACAAGAACGAGAGCCAATATTAAGGCCATAACCCACTTTATGATCTTCTTCATTTAATTAGTTGTTAAATTACTTGTAACCATTCAACAAAACTACCCTGTTTAGCAGTGATAGCAGAGTTGGCAGCTTCGGAAGCGAACCTTGCTTGTACATATCCATCTTCTGTAGGTGTTATAAATCCTTCCATTACACACATATTACCTGTAGTTGAACCATTTCCAAGTGAAGTTGCATTTGATGCAGCTGGTATGTCGTTAGCTATGATATTGTTTGGCGTGTTTGAAGTCGCTGTTAGAGTATAGTTTGAAGTCATGGCAAAATAGTTGTTCGCTGGTACAAATACGCTCCATCTTGAACCTGTTGTAGTAGCCTGTGCCGTATAGGTTATATGGAATCTAAACCAGTATCTATTTCCCGCTGTTATAGGCACGGCCAATCCGTCTACATCTGCGATGGTGTTTAATGTGGCATTATTGTTAACTACATCCGCTGCTAGGGTAACGATATTTAATACACTACTTGCTGGTGAGGTTGCATTCATTACAGCTGTCTTTTCAACTCCACCATTACTAATTAATCTGAATCCAGAACCTTCTGCGTACTCCACTTTTTCATTTGGTAATAACACCCCTTTCCATAGTGTAAATGTACCACTGCCATCATTGAATTGTATGGTTACTGTGGCATTAGCAGTATCAGAATTAAATACGGATATAAAGTCTACAACCCTTTGGTTGTCTGTATCGGGGGCTGGAACTATTGACACGGCCGTTGTGTCGCTAGTGAGTATCATGTTTCTACTAGGAATAAATGTCGTGGTCGTTATATCTCTATAAGAACTGGCACATTGAAGTTGATTAACAGCAGCAGCACTTGTTAATACTGCTTCTACTGCATCACTTGTTGTATTGAGAATTATCATATTAAGTTTATTAAAATTAAATTGTTCTTGTTAATACTTGAGCCTGTGATAAACCAACGTCATCAAGCATAGCTACTGTTCCATCTTTGTCAGGGAAGGTAACTGTCCTATCCGAACTGTTGGCATTATCTATTATAGTATATGCACTTCTACTTGCTCCACTTGCTATTTTTACTTGCCCATTCTCCCAATTCAATACTATTGGCCCACTCTCTGTGTTAGACATTAACTGTCTATTCTCTAGGTCTATTGATTGAAGTGCTGCTTGGTCTGTATATGTACCAAACCCGTCAAGCTCGGCTACTGTGGCCTGTTGT